CCCAAGCTGTATTGGGCAAGCTTGTCGGCGTTAACAGGGTTACCGTCACTGGATGGGAGTCGGGTGATTACGCACCGGGAGGTTCTAACCTTCAGGCGCTTTCTGCTGCTCTAAAATGTAGCCCTCAATGGCTTATTGATGGAATCGGTGAGCCGGATACTGAGGTACCAGCTCTTCGCCCAACTGAAAAATTTGGTGTGAAAGAAATTCCGGTGTTGTCATGGGTTCAGGCTGGAGAATGGACCGAATCAGGCTCTCCAATGACACGCAATGATATTTCAGACTGGATTTATACAACTGCAAACCTTTCCGATGAAGGTTTTGCTTTACGCGTTCGCGGCGATTCAATGACAAATCCCAATGGGGCGCCAAGCATACCGGAAGGTTCACTTGTTATCGTAGATCCTGATTTTGGAAGTCCTTACGAGGTCAGCGGAAAAATCGTTGTGGCTCAGATCGATGGTTCAACTGAGGCAACCCTCAAGAAATTTGTTATTGATGGGCCAATGAAATATTTAGTCCGTTAAACCCTAATTACAGGGTGCTTGAGGTTAACGGAAACTGCCGAATTGTTGGGGTAGTAAAACAAGTAGTAACTGACCTTTAGTATTACTCACTGCCAACCTAAACCGCGTTCTGCGGTTTTTTTATAATCCTCAATGTAAGTTTTCCTACTTTTAATGTTGACACCAAAAGGTAAGATACCCTACATTAAATCTATCGACAGCGAATAGGCAGGAAGCCACCGAAACGGCGGCCAGGAACATACGAAGTTCAGCATGATTCGCAGGCATGAAAAAAGCGCCCCGTAGGACGCTTAGCTCTTTAACAATCTGGATGACTAATGGTCAGATTTGAACTTGGGTTCTGGTAAAAGTGGAGGTGTTGAATCCTCAAATCGTAACCAGTGCTCCCAAATATCATGCGCTTGTAATTCATACAGACCAATTTGGCGTGTGTAACGGCTGAACCAACGATCGTGCCGCCAGCAGAATCAGCTTTCACTGACGCTGAGGCTCTCTCGATTAGATCGGTCCAAGCTTTAGTTTCAGCCTGAAAAGCAGTGGTCAGTTCCTGTAGAAGCTGAGGATCATCTTTGTTGTCTTGTTTTAATCGATTTTGGGCTGTTACCAGGTACTTGTCCTTAACCCATTCAATCTGAGCCAGTTGAGCACCTAAGCATGCATCCATATCGATAGTTGTCTGTTGAGGCATACCAAAGCAGGCAATTGAAAAGGTTTCAACTCCATCGCTTAGATTGCTGCTTGGTTGGTTTGAAGCATCGGAAGCGTTTGACGCCATCGGAAGTATCAATGCCAAAGATAACAGCATGTTTCTTAAAGAAAGTAGTTCCACTTTATTTCAACCATTTAGGCCAGAGTCATCCAGATTAACCGAATCCTTGTTGTTGGGGAATAACCAGGATCCACCTCGCCTGATGTGGGTAAAAGCAGGCACACAACATGAAAGCGCATTCCATCTTCCATCGGTCGTGGGGATCGGTTTGTAACTGAAGGAGTGCGCTTCCAGTTGTGAACGGCAACATTCGCAACCGCTGTATGGCACATGCAGCGTCAGCGGCCTGAGTTCCCTTGATCCATGCGCTCACAGGACAACCGGAAATGTGCAAGCTAAGTGTTTCAGGCACGACGTGCGCCCCACCAGCGCGGCGAAAAGGTGTGACACCCGGGAAGAGTCCGGGACAAACAGGAAAGAGCACTGAAGATGCCAGGAAACGCCCTACCGCCAGGCAGACAGACGGGTTATCCCGCAAGGGGTGGCGGCAGTGCTCTTACCGTTGTGGTGTAGCTCAAATGGATAGAGCGCCCCTTATGTGGGGAGTTGAGCACTAACCAATGTTCGCAACACAGGTTATCTCATGCGGCCGGCCGGACGTTATGCGGGTTCAAATCCCGTCACCACAGCTCACAACGATGAGGGCATTGACGAGCAAGGCACAGAGTCTGGTTCGATTCCAGACGCCAGGATAGTTCTATATCTGGTGATGGGCAGGGAAAAGGTCCGTTCGATTCGGACACCGGCAGTGCTCTCTTCGTTGTGGTAATTGCGGCTATGCGCACGCGGCGAGCCAACCCGTTCAATGAATGCGTTTCCGGGAAGTGTACGCCGCCGGTTATGGCTTAACCCGGCAGGTGGAGGCACCACCGCCACAACCTCGTTAATTATGCTGTGTGTAGTCTTGGCGGTGCCAGTTTGTTTCCCTTTCTGGTACCGCCCTTTTTACGCAACACACAAGAGCATCACCGGGCGACGGGCTCATAACCCAATCCACCCGGGCGGATTTGCAGCCGCTGGTGCTCTTCTGTGTTGTGTATGGAGAAAGCTCCGGCGGTGGCAGCCGCCTTTTCTGAGGATAAAACCATGAGTAATGATCGCATGACAGTCGTGCCCGATTTTCTGGGCGAACTTGACGCCGGCGTATTCATGAACAAGATTGCGGCGGCTCTCAATACCACCGCGCTCGGTGTTCTTAACAACGGCAACAAAGGCAAGGTAGTTCTCACCTTTGATTTTGAGCGTATGGGCAACTCTGTCGAAGAGAAGCGCGTCAAGATCAAGCATCGCCTGAATTACAGCACCCCTACCCCACGCGGCAAAGCGTCCGAAGAGGACACCACCGAAACACCAATGTGGGTCAACAAAGGCGGGAAGCTCACGATCCTGCAGGAAGATCAGGGCAACCTGTTTAACCTCGCTGGCGATCCTGATGGAAAGCTACGGGCGGCTAAATAAGCCGCGACCGACCTGTTCTTTAACCGTAAATCTTTAAGGAAAACCTATGTCACAATTAAACGGCGACGCTATCGAGAAAATTCAGGAGCTAACTCTTGCTGCGGTCCACACCCAGGAACTGAAAACTACTCTATGCCCTACGGTTATGTTGCCGTCCGGGTACGGTATCGAAAGCCTGGAGCGCTTTAACTTCCACCGCTTCCGCTTCCGTGGTGCCCTGGAAACAACCAGCATTGCCGATTTCGTTCGTTATTCAGTTGGCTATGCCGTTACTGATACCCCAGCCCGTTGCTTCATCGACGCAGAGAGTATGTCAGCCCGTGCAGTGTTTAACATCGGGTCCCTGGACGAACCCGGACATGCAGACAACGTAGCGTCTATCCGCCTCAAAAAAACAGCACCTTTCCGGGCGTTGCTCACAATCAATGGCGAGCGCCTGAGCCAGAAACAAATTGCCGAATGGCTCGAAGACTGGAGCGATTTCTTGCTCGCTTTCGATACTGAAGGGGAAACCATGGAGCTTTCCAAAGCGGCGCAGGCTGTTCGTCGGGTGACTATCCAGCAGACTAATCAGGCCGATCACGAAGATAGTGATTTCGCCGGTAAAAAATCTCTGATGCAAAGTATTGAAGCAAGCAGCAAAGAAGTAATGCCGGTCGCGTTCGAATTTCAGTGCATCCCTTACGAAGGCCTGGGCGAACGCCGCTTTAGTCTTCGTAACAGCCTGCTTAAAAGTGGCGAACCAGTATTTGTGCTGCGGATCGTTCAACTCGAAGCTCGGGAAGAAGAAATGGCTAACGAATTCCGCGATTTGTTGGTCGCTCAGTTCGATAAAAAGCCGGTAGATACCTTTATCGGTAATTTTAAAGCCCTAATTTTAAAAACCGAATTACTCAGCCTTAAAATCTCCGCTGTAGCGGGGATTTATTGAAGCGTAATCCCTTTATTTATCGCCATCTGGGCGAGGGAATTTCTACACCCAAAAATCAGCGCTGTGCAGGCGTAAAGTATGGAGATAAAAATGAGCTTTATTCAAACCTTTTCAGGCAAACATTTTAACTATCTCGACATCCAGCAAGACGCCATCGAGATCGAAGATATTGCTAATGCACTCTCGAACATCTGCCGCTTTGCCGGCCACCTGCCGGAGTTCTATAGCGTCGGGCAGCACAGTGTTTTAACCAGCCAACTGGTGCCCCAAGAGTTTGCACTTGAAGCTCTGCTGGCACGATGCCGCCGAGGCTTATTTGCAGGATATTCCTGCACCACTTAAACGCCTGCTCCCTGACTACCGCGCCATAGAAGATCGGGTTGATGCTGCTATTCGTCAAAAATTCGGTCTGCCAGCTGAGCAACACCAGACCGTGAAATATGCCGACCTGGTAATGCTGGCCAGCGAACGCCGCGAATTTTGAAATAGATGACGGCACAGTCTGGGTCGATGCTTGAGGCATCATCCCTACCGATCAGTTCGTCATTAACCCCCGTCCGGCCTGGCCAGTCTTTACGGAATGTTTTATGAACCGCTTTAACCAGCTGATGGAGCGGCGCTGATGAGCCGGATGAAAGTGAAAGACCTCGTGTCTGCCGCTAACACTGCGGCAGCTGGTCTGCCACCAGCTGAAGCTTCGTTAATGCGAGCCATTGCATCAAGACTGGACGTGACGTTCGTTGCCCTGACTGAAGCACTGGACCAAAACAAAGCGCTCAAAAGCTGAGTTAGAACCGCTTAGAGGGGGGCATTGAAGTGGCTAAAAACTCGATCGACGCCTATGGCGCCAGCGGTAAAAACGAACGTTCTGATGTTCGAACCGGAAAACCTGTTCCTGGTTACAGATAAGACGCATCCACTTTTACGACGAGCGCATCAACCTGCCAATCGACGAGGGGATGGTACTGAATATCAAGGAACTGGGTGTTCTGGAGCCGATCATTGTCTGGAAAAGACCCTGAAAATGGGCGTTCCTGTGTAGTTGTAGGCCGTCAGCGCGTTCGCCATAACGCTGGAAGCCAATAAACTCCTGCTGAAAGAAGGCAAAACGCCAACTGCTTGTTCCAGGCGTCGTTAAGCGCGGATCGGCATATCAAAATGGCCAAATACATGGTCAGTGAGAACGAAAATCCGCCGGCCTGACACGCCATTAGGTCGGGCTAAGAAAATGTCAGAACGCGATGGACCGCGGTCACGACGAGGACGATCTTGCGGTTCTGTTTGGCTGTAGTGTTCAGACCGGTACGCGCAACGCTGTCCTTGCTCGATGCCACTCAAGCCGTCCGGGGATGCAGTGGAGTCGGCACTTGTTACCGTTACCCAGGCACGGCAACTGGCATCACTGAAGCCCGAAAGAACAGCGGGAAAAAAGTGGCAGAAATCGAATCAGCGACCGCTGGTACTACTGGCCACGAAAAAGCACGTCGTCAGCGCCAGGTTCTTGGGGAAGCAAAGCCGCGACTCAAATCCCGAAAAGAGATAACCAAAAGCCCTCGAAGGTGTAAGCGGCGAATATGCCGACGCTTCTGCGCTGGGTACTTGGGGAGGCAGTATGAATTTTGATCCTGAGAACTGCAAGCGATCGCACCAATGCGCCGGTTCGCTGTGTTTGCCGATTTGATTCTGCCTGGTGGTGGTTATCGTTATCACTGTTGGCATCTGCATGATTATTAAGTGGTGGGTAATCATGAAAAACGAAAACGAATTAACAGCAGCACTGGCGACTATCGAGAAGTGCCGGGAGATTGTTGGCTGCCCGGCTGGCGTAGACCTGCAGGACCATCTGCAGCAGTTGGCTACGGAGAACTTGACGATGCTCCGCCTGCTGACCGATATCAGCGAGAACCACGTTGAATACTTATCTGAAGGCGAAGGCTACATGTTCGCGGGTGTGCCTCTGGATTTACGTATCTGAAATCAATATGTACGTCCTCTCGCGACGTAAACGCAGAGAACCCATTCCCCGCCACCGATCGCATCTATGCCGGTATAAAGGCTGATGGGGTGGAAGAATTTGCAGCTTACTGCGGTGACGAAAACTCCGTATTCGTTGAGGCCAAAGCTTACTACCGCTCATTGCCAGATGCTGCTTACGAATTCTGCGTCATGCTGCGTGAGGGAGACCGGGAAATGAGCAAAATTACAGCACTTCCGGTAACACGCGACACCACATACGGGTTCTGGACTCATCCATGCTTTTGATGACCTTTGCGGCAACAACGAGGGAGTCACGATCGCAGAGTTTAAGGAGTGGGTTTGATGCCAAATGGACTGCAATCTTCCATGTCATTTCTGGAATGTAGTGATAACGAAGAGGCACGCTCTGAATATGAAAGCGGTGAAGGTACTTTCACCAAATGGAATCCGGAGAAACCGGAAGGTGACGGCTGGTTTGTCGGATCGATACATGACACTGAAGACGGTCCTGTGTGCATCTGGTTCCGCAATATCGAAGGTGGCGCAGTATGAAAGAACTGAAATTTTACGGGTGCCAGTGATGATCTTTTTCGAATGCGAAAGGAACCATCCGGGAAGAAAATCTGCAATGTACAGCAACCCCGGTGTTTACCACCTCAAATCCTCTGAAGGGCGAGATGCTGGTTATTGCCTGCTATACCGACGAGGGATGCTGGGCTATTGGCGTTGGTCAGGTCAATGAAGAAACCCAGCTTCCAGCATGGCCGGCGTCGTTCAGTCAGCATGACCGTGGTTATAGCGTTGTTCTGACGCTGCAGGTTCCTGATGACATCAAGTTGGTGCTGGAGGAAAGCGATGACTGATATCACCGAACTGGCGCAGAGCCTGAAAGCGGCAGCAGAGAATGCCATTGGGGCTCATGAACGACTAGCAGCATACCCATATGGTGAGATTATCGATATTTCTCAGCACGAAGGTGAGCAGATTGATATCGATATCACGGATCTTAACGAATTCAACAAAGAAGCCAATCCTGTCAACATCCTCGAGCTGGTAGAGGCGCTGGAGAAGGCGCAGACGCAATCATCAAAATGGCTTGAGGCCTACCACAAAGCGGTATCGATTGGCGCTCGGTATGAAGAGCGCATCGCCAAGCTGGAGTCCAAGAAACCCGATATCTACCTGTGCCGAGTTATCCGGAACGGCGAAGAATTGTATTCACCGTGTGGCGCAGATTACCCGCGCGGGACCGGTTATCACAGGTCGGCTCCTGTGGAGTCCCGCACCGTGAAGCTGCCAGACTTACGGCAGATTGTATCTGGGGATAGATACGTCTGGTCTGATGGCGTTTATAACTACAGCCAGGACGTAAAGGCAGCGCTAACCGCCGCTGGCATCAAGTGGGAGGCTGAGTGATGCTTCAACACCAACAACAACCCACTTTCAATACGTGCATGTCTGCTTGCGTTGCAATGGTGGCAGGCCAGCCGGTAGATGAAGTGGTTCAGCGCTGGCACCAGTCTTTTCACGATAAAACCGATTTGGCTCGATGACGCCCTGGACTACTACAAAATCCCGTATTTCTACGGTAGCCAGCGCAAAGCCGAATTGCTGTACGGGTTTATCTACTTCCTTACCGTGCCATCACTGAACATTCAGGGCGGGCTACATCAAATCCTCATGTCGCTAACGGCAGACCGAGGCATTGAAGTTTTCGATCCGGTTATGGGGCGTCCGGGTGCCAAATATTACGTTTTATGGCAAAAACCGAGAATGATGAACAGTTTGGCGTAACTTCATGGTGCGTTGATTTGTCCGTGCCAGTTGTCCAGCAGAAGGATTAAGACCAATGACCAGCAAATTAACCATAACCAGAGAGCGCCTAGAAGCACTGGCCGTAGAAGATGACCTGTATAACTACCCGCCAACACAGGAAGAGCTCAACGCGTTGGCCCGCATGGCGCTGGCCGCAATGGACAACGAGCCAGTGGCGTACAGTCTGATATTCAGAAACATGGATGGCGTTCTGAATAATCACATCAACACAAACACAGTTTTTGCCACAAGAGAGAAAGCAGAGGCTTACGGCAAGGGCGGCAACTATGAAAAGCGGAGTGATGGCGGATTAGAGTGGGTGCCTAACACCGCACTTAATCCTGTAGTTATCCCGCTCTATCGCCACGCGCAGTCAGCGCCGGACCGCGACCAGGTACGCCGCGAGCATGCAGAGTGGTCACAGACCACCTTCGGCAATGTCGGCCCGGTTGGCCCGCTGAAGCATCTCAGCAAAGAAGCTCTGGAAGCCGCTGCCGAGCCTGACGACCTCAGCGAGTGGGCTGATATGCAGTTTCTGCTGTGGGATGCACAACGCCGTGCCGGTATCACTGACGAGCAGATTACCCAGGCGATGATCGAGAAACTGGCGGTGAACAAACTGCGTGATTGGCCTGAGCCGAAAGACGGTGAACCTCGCTTGCACATCAAAGAGCAGCCAGCGCCGGTAGTGAACGAGGATTTATACAAACTTGCCAATCACATCGCCAGCAGCAAAAGCGGATTGCCTGATGAATGGCAGGACTGGGCCGAGGAGCTGGGAACTGATATTCGTCGCGCCGCCATGCTCCAGGCTGGCAACTCTCCGGTAATTCCGGATGGTTACGTGATGGTACCTATGAGGTTAACCGCTGAGAACGGCGCAAAGGGCGCTCTGGCCGGTGAGTTTTCAGAAACTAAATTCGTAAACTGCTCTGAGTGTTTTGGTGATGATGAGTGCGAAACATGCGACGGCAGCGGGAGAATTGAAATCACAGTGCCTGTTAGCTGGACGAATATCAAAGAAATCTGGGCTAAAGGCGTTGAGCATTTCGCAGCCGCCCCGCAGGAGGTGCAAGGTGAATAAGGTCGAATTGCTTCAGAAGATATCGGCGCTCGCTACTGAGTGCCACGAGCTGGCCTGTGAGCTTGATATCGGCGATGAGCGTACCGAGATGTTCGAAATCTACGGTGTACTGCATAACCTCGGTCGCTGCGGCTACGCCCACCAGGTCGGGCGACGAATGAACCCTCTACTGGCAAGTTGCGATGATGAGGAGGATGAGGACTGATTTCTAAATCTCAGCAGAAAGGTAAAGCCACACATACGCAATATTTGCCCACAAGCTAGACCGAAGAAGGATATTTAGCATGAACCATTTAATGATCGACATCGAAACTATGGGCAATAAGCCTACTGCGCCAATCGTCACGATCGGTGCGGTATTCTTTGATCCACAAACAGGAGGTCTTGGCGCAGAGTTCTATATGGCCGTTAACCTCGCCAGCGCCATGGAACAGGGTGCTACACCTGACGGGGACACCATCCTATGGTGGCTGAAACAATCAGCGGAGGCCCGTGCCGCTATTTGCACCGACGATACCAAGCATATCGCTGATGTGCTCTCCGAATTCAGTTCGTTTATCAGTCGCAACGCTGACAATCCGAGTTACTTGAAAGTCTGGGGTAATGGAGCCAATTTCGACAACGTAATTTTGCGTTCAGCCTACGACCGCGCCGACCAAAACCTGCCCGTGGCAATTCTGGAACGACAGCGACGTGCGCACCATGGTGTTGCTCGGCAAAGAACTTGGTTTCGACCCCAAACGGAATATGCCTTTTGATGGCGTAGCCCACAACGCACTGGCCGATGCCCGGCACCAAGCAAAATACGTGTCTGCAATCTGGCAGAAGCTTTTGCCAGCCACCAGCACCGAAGAATAAATCTAATGCCCGGGTGCAGCCGGGCTGTATGGAGAAAAAAATGTCTCGTATGGTCTCTTTACTCGAATGGGCGAAAGATGAATTCGGTAGTGAAGCCCCAAGTGAGCGAGTTTTAAAGAAATATGCTAAAGGTCAAATGATAGCGCCACCAGCAATGCGAGTCGGTCGTCGCTGGATGGTTGACCGGGAAGCTCGCTTTGTAGGGATAATTGCCGAACCTCAAATTCCGAAAAACTCCAACCCTAGATTAAGACGGATTATTAACGATGGCAGCTAGACCGCGGTCTCATAAAATATCAATTCCAAACCTTTACTGTAAGCTTGATAAGCGGACAGGGAGGATTTATTGGCAATATAAACACCCGACCACAGGCCGGTTTCATAGTCTCGGCACAGATGAGGCTGAGGCAAAACAGGTGGCAAGTGAAGCGAACACTATCATTGCTGAGCAGCGCACCAGGCAAATCCTGAGTGTAAATGAACGCCTGTCGCGCATGAAAGGACAACGTTCTGACATTACTGTTTCAGCCTGGCTTGATAAGTACGAGTCCGTTCAGGAGGAAAGATTGCAACACAACGAGCTCAAGCCAAATTCGTACCGGCAGAAAGCAAAGCCCATACGTTTGTTTCGTGAGCATTGTGGTATGCAATATCTAAAAGATATTTCGGCACTCGATATTGCCGAAATTACAGATGCTGTTAAGTCTGAAGGACATAACAGAATGGCTCAAATTGTTCGTATGGTCATTATCGATATATTCAAAGAGGCGCAGCACGCAGGGCATGTACCTCCTGGATATAACCCTGCACTTGCTACCAAACAACCCCGAAACAAAATTACCAGGCAACGTTTATCACTAGAGGAGTGGAAGACTATTTATGAATACGCTGAGCATCAACAGCCATATTTGCAGTGCGGAATGTTACTCGCAATTGTAACCGGTCAGCGCATAGGTGATATTTGTAATATGAAATTCTCCGATATCTGGGATGACATGTTACATATTGTGCAGGAGAAAACAGGTACTCGCCTTGCCATTCCGCTCTCACTAAGAAATGAAGTACTAGATATTTCATTACGCGATGTCGTTTCAAAATGTAGAGATGCTGTAGTTAGTAAATATCTGGTCCATTTCAGACATACCACTTCTCAGGCTAACCGTGGTGATCAAGTGTCTACGAAAACTCTGACTTCTACATTTAAAAAAGCTCGAGACAAAAGTTGTCTTGCATGGAATGAAGGCACCGCCCCAACTTTCCACGAGCAGAGATCACTTTCAGAACGACTATACCGGGAGCAAGGCTTAGATACTCAGAAATTATTGGGCCACAAATCGAAAAAAATGACGGATAAATACAACGATGACCGGGGTAAAGACTGGCTCGTTGTAGGTCAAAAAGCAGTATGACTTTAAGCCAGTTTTGGGGAAGGATTTTGGGGAAAGTTTTGGGGAAAGGTTTTGAACGATCGTAAAAAAGGGAGCCACCAGGCTCCCTTCTGTCTTTAATCAGCGATGGCTGATTACATGTTCGCGATAATTGCGTCGCCAAACTCGCTACATTTCAGCAGTTTAGCGCCTTCCATCAGACGTTCAAAGTCATAGGTCACGGTCTTAGCGGCGATAGCGCCTTCGGTGCCTTTAACGATCAGGTCTGCGGCTTCGAACCACTGCATATGGCGCAGCAGTAGTTCTCTGCATTGCTCTTAATCCTTTGATTTTTTAAAAAAATATGTTTCTGAACACTTGTCTAGAACCATTTTTATGTTAATTCTAACATGCTGATTACATGATAAATTATCCGAGTTTTGATAACCTATTTTCTCTCAATCAGTACTCTTTTGTTTGAACCTGCTTGTTCAAATCACGCACTTGTTTTGTTAACTCCTGCACCGTAAGAACAAGATCCGCTATGATGGCCGTATGGTCTACGTTAAGGATATTGATCTTCTCGCCATCAATTTCTACATCGCCGCTTTGAAAGGTGTAAATCGGGTCAACTTTTTCAGCTTGTTGAGCAATAAATCCACGCCTACGGCGTGTTTCGCCTTTCATGTTGAACTCACATATCCCCAGCGCGTTAATACGCCTGGAGGCCCCTTCCTGGGATTCCGTAAAATCCTTTTTCAGCCGCACGTCTGAGCCAGTGGTCATAACATCGCCTTTAGGGGTGGAGATTGTCCCTCCGGTGTAAAATAGCCAGGCATCTTTTCGGCCGAAACCGTCCATATACAGTACCACCCGGTGGTTGTACCCAACGTATTCTTCAAGGTAGAAACCACCCCACGCTCCAGCCGTATCGCCGTTTCCTCCACGCCCTGACATGCGGGACCGGACTTTGCCACCGGAAATCAACGCGCCAATGGCAGGGGAACCGAAGTCGGTCTGCTGGGACACACAGTCATAGCGACACTGCATCCAGCTGCCGATGTCGGCCGCTTGCCCCACCCGCAGGTCTCTGTCTACCCGTAGATGGCTTCCCTGAACACTAAGTTGATCTGCGGCTGTAGTGATGAGGCGTGCGGTGTAGTCGTTAGCACTTTTGTTATGATGAAAGTCAATGTATGGCGTGTTCATCGACAGCTCAATCGCCTGGGTATACAGCAACCCCTTCGTCGTGTTGTCGATGTCGCCGCCGGCAATCAGCGCGCCAGGTAGTGTCGTTCGGTTGTTGGCATCAATAACGAGGATGTCATCAAAGGTGTCTGCCGGTGATACAGTGGTCGCTCTTGAACGCTGAACCCTAAACGGTGTTCCCGAGCCAACGGCAATTGTCCCGCCTTGCCCCTGTTTTTTGAGCAGAGCCAGATCTGAGTTCTTACCGAGTATAAAACCGGCATTATTGCTGGTTATAACCTGCGAGCCGTCGAGTTTGTTTCCTCCGGTGAGTTTTGCCAGCGCGTTAAGATCCGAGGCCTTCGCCATCCCGGCTATCGCCGGCACGGTCACCTGCTTTCCTGTGATCGGGTCAGTCAGGGTGATATTGCCGCTGCCGGTCAGGGCCATCGACCAGCCCTCCACTACACTACGCCAGAATGCAAACGCGCTGGCCAGCTGGTTAGCAAACGACGAGGTGCTGGCGGTTTCAGCGGTAATAATGCCGTAACTGGCACCGGAAAATGCGGTGGTGATATTCCGGGTCAGCGTCAGTTGCGTGTCGCTGTCCACGGATTTGATCGCATACAGGTCAGCACTACCGCTGCGGTAGACCACTAGAATCGACCCGGGCAGTATCCCCAGCGCCTCCTGTGACCATTTTGTTGTCGCACCTGTCACCCGTGCCTGCGACGCGGCACCCGTGACGGTACCGACTTCATACATCGCCATAATAAAGTTCCTCCTGGATGGTTTTCCCTGGAAAAAGAAAAGGCCCCTTGCGGGGCCATATATTGTTATCAGGTTGATGAACCGCGAATTACGTTGTTATTGCGCGCGGCGAAGGCGTCGAATCTTGAGAGGATGGTTAATACCATCTGTCCGTTACGGTCCAGGTAACAGCCATATCGCAGAACAGCGTCGCCAGTACCGGCAGGGACGACAAATGACATGTTGTCTACGTTCATTGACTCTTGCGCCGTTAACAGGCGTGTTGCTCCACCTGTTTCATACATAAGCTCAATGCCTAGCTCCATACTGCCGCCACCAGACGTAGCGCCTGTGCCACGAAGAAGCATTGCATACGACAGATAGCCAGGATTCAGTCCGCCGTCAGCCCCTGGCGCGTAGGACATCCCCGCTCTGAGTTTCGCGCCGCCGTCGATAGTGATGCTATCCGTCTGGAGGAGTCCACCGCGAATATTGATCACCTGGTCGAAATTCTGCCGCCGGAACCGGGCCAGCTCAAACCACTGCCATGTAGCCTTCGGCACCTTGCGCGTGCGGTGCTGAGCGATGTTGATCGCAAATGACCCGATGTCGCCCTCGATGTGGTTCGCATATACCGTACCCTGGAACCAGCCGTCAGTCGCATAAACCGCACCGCGAACGATCACGTTGTTGAACTGCGAAGAGCCATCCTTGGCGATACGCCAGCCGCGTGACCCGTCAACAAAGTCATTCGAGCGGATCTCGTTGCCGATCTTCGCGTTCGTGATGGAACCGTCCGCGATTTTGGTTGAGGTCAGGGAACTGTTTTTGATACGTGCCGTATCGATATACAGCTCATTGCCTTCGGCAACCATCACCGGAACAGCCGTCGCATTATTACGGTTAAACAGCGAGAAGCGGTCAGCGTAGAGGATCATGTCGCTCGTTTCACCATTGCTGCCCAGCGTAATCCCCGCGCCAACATTCTTCCCGTTAACCGTCTCAACCTTCATCGACCACAGCGAACTCACCGTACCATTCACATCCGCCACGGTTTTGGCGGTGTTCTGAACGGAAGCGCTGAGATCCCCGACACTGGATGTCAGGGTCGTCTGCTGCGTTGCCAGCGCCTCCAGTGCCGTTGCATGCGTCTGCTGGGTACTGGTGATACTGGCCACCGATTTAATCGTGTTGTCCAGCGTCGTCTGGTTTTTGATGTTGGCGGCCGCCTGCGCGTCAATCTGCGACTGAAGCGAGGTATTCAGGCTGGCCTGTGTGCTCTGGCTGTCGCTTAGCGTCTTCGCCATGTTATCGACGCGGGAGTTGGCATTATCCACTTTCGTGGCCAGTGCCGTCTGCTGCTGCGCCTGGGCGGTGATTTTCCCTTCAGCATCCGTTACGCGAGCCGTCAGACCGCTCACGGCACTCGCCGTCGCGTCAGAGGCATCCTGTGCAGCTTTCGCATCGGTAACATCCGTGATAACCAGATCGTCGATATACAGCGAATAACCGGGGGTGCCGCTGCCGGAGGCGCCACGGGTAGAGATCCAGACCACTGCGCGTGTTCTCCCACCCCCGTTGTTACTGGCAATACCCGTAAATTTCACCCACTTATCACGCGCACCAAGAGCGGCTTCGCTGACAGTGACCGCCGACTGCCAGGAGTTTTGACCGGCAGCATTCAGTGAGTTAATGCCGACCAGCGTTGTCCACCCGGAGGATGGCGCCTGATCCGCCGGCATCATAGCCCAGAACTCAAACCGGAACTTCGCATCCTCACGGACTGACTGCCAGCTCCCAAGCTGTTTATCGCTGTTGCCGTTATTATTCGCTCCTCGACTCACCTGCAGGCTCTTATTGCCGGTGAATTTCTGAGACGCCACCACAACGGCTGTGCCGTTCCCGCCCAGCACCTGGCCATCGCTGTAGCTTTCAAACGTACCGTCAACCCACGGATTAGCTCCCTGAGTGCGGATGGTATTGATGGTGCTGGTCAGCGACGTGATGCTCTGCGACTGGCTGGTGATGGTGTTTTCCACCTGGCTTACGCGACCGGTCAGTGAACTCACCGCGGACGTGTCAGCCTTTTTACCCAGCTCAGTATTCATCGTGGTCAGGCTGTTCTGCAGACTGGTGAGCTGCTGCGACTGCGAATCCAGTTTACCCTCGGCAGATGTCATCCGGGTGGTCAACCCGGTGACAGCGCTTTGCTCGGCCTTCTTACTGACCGCCGCATTCGTGACGGCCAGATCGCCGCTGAGTTTCGTCAGCTGCTGCGCCTGGGTGGTGATAGCCCCTTCAGCAGCGGTGACGCGGGTATTCATCTGAGAAATGGCCCCGGCATTAGCTGCGATATCCTTTTCATCCGTAACATCGAGGACATGGAAATCATCGAAATACATTGCCCCCGCGCTGAGGAAGGTCGTCAGCTGGAAACTGGCCGTCGTGGTCTTCGTGGCTTTCCAGTCAAACGTTACCAGTTGCCAGCCAGAACTAAACGGTCCGTAGTTTGAGCCGACCAGCAGGCCAGTGCTGTCGGCCACACGAAACTTCGTGTTACCCGCATCTTTAATCGTGGTTCCCGGGTCCTGCTTCGCCCATACCCCCATGCGGTAGGTACGACCCTGCGTGATACTGATTTCCTGCCCGACCAGGTTCGACTGGCCGGCGGACATTTTCAGCGCCTTGTTACCCGAATGCGGAACCTGTAAATCGGCCACCGTCGCGGTACTGCTCCAGCCGGTAAAGCCCGCCGCGCCGCGCTCAAAACTGCCGTTGACAATGAGGTTGCCCGGCATTTTCCCGCTGGCGTCAATATCCGCTGCCGTCTGGCTCAGGCTGTTACTAAGTTGCGTTAGAGAATCCCCTTGCGCACTGAGTGTTTTGCCCTGCTCAGTGACCTGGTTCTGCAGGGTGTTCATCGCGCTTGCGTCCGCTTTTTTGTTCACATTCGCATTCGTCGTGGCCAGATCGCTGCTGAGTTTTGTCAGCGCGCTGTTGGCTGCCGCGATGTCATTCCCCTGCTGCGTCACCGTGCCCTGCAGCTGCGTCACCGCTGTCGTGTCAGCCTTTTTACTCACCGTATCGTTTGTCGACCGGAGGCTGTTCTCCAGCGAGGTGGTCCGCGTGCCGATGCTGCTGAGCGTATCGCCCTGCTGGCTAACCGTGGTGGTCAGTGAATCCACCGCTTTTGCGGTCGCATCTGCGGTTTTCTGCGCACTGTTCGCCGCCGTCACGTTACGCATATGCCAGTCGGCAGCGTACCAGACAGTGCCGAACGGGCTGCTCTGATTAACCTGCAGGAACGGTCGCAGGAAGTTCGTGTCTGCCGGCACAGTAAAGCGCCAGGTGGCTCGTTTCCACGCGGTGGTGGTCTTGGTGTTTCCCCCGGACGCTCTCGCCCCAATACCACCAGTAGCAGTGGTGGCCCGACCGATGTAGAAATTAAAGTCAGCGCTGCCGGTACCACACGCTACCAGAGCAGACATTTCGTAAACGTCGCCCGGCGTCACAGCGATGTTGTTGATTTTTGGCACATGGTCTCGCCCGGCCAGCCGGACGGCATACCTGAACGGGCAGTCAGCCGGCACACCTGCAGCAGTGGTCTCCACCACGTCATAACCCATGCGGTCATACGCCGGATCAAATGACGGGTTTGGGATGTAATCATCCCCGGCAGCATTCCCGGCGTTCACCGCCGCCGTCAGGCTGACGATGTTGCTGTTGGCTGCCGTGAGGCCTGCCTCGGTTTTCTCCACCCGGCCAGTCAGCGCGTTAAGCGCCGTCTGATCCGCTTTGGTGTTGACCTTATCGGTGGTGCTGCTCAAATCGCCCTGCAGCTTCGTGATAGCCTGCCCCTGGGAGGTGATTTTGCCTTCCGCACTGGTGACCCGGCTGGTGAGATCACTCACCGACTGCGCGCTGGCCTTTTGTGCCACGTTGTTGTTGGTGGTGTTCAGGCTGTTCTGCAGATTCGTGATGCTCTGAGACTGCGCGGTCAGTTGCCCCTCGGCATTCGTCACCCGACTGGTGAGGCTGTTAATGGCCGATGTGTTCGCGGTAATACCGCTGGCCGCATCATCCGGACTCGGTGACCAGTCAGTCATCACGGTCCCGGTTTCCAGCTGAGGGCGACAGAGCCAGACTTCTTTGTCGGCAGACGTCGCGCTTTCCAGACGCGCGGCAATCAGCCGTTTGGTGCCACTGGTGGCAGGAATAACCCATTTCACCCAGTAACGCGCCCATGCGGTGGTCAGTTTCGTGACCGCCTTGCCGTCACCGGCCCCGCCTTTAACCCCCTGGCTGGTTTCCGTGGTGGTAGTGTTCGACGGGTTATAAAAATAACTCGCCATTTCCTGTCCGTTATAGGCACCTTTCGCATAGAAGCTGAATACAAATTCAGTACGCCCGGTAACATCCAGCGTCTGTTCATCCAGCTGGATATAACCGGATGCACCTTTCGCCAGCCGGGTGTAGGCCACGCGGTCGCCCAGATACGTCTCTGTGGCGTGGCGGCTGCTCCATCCCTCCAGTGTGTCCGCATTGCGGATAAGGTTGGTCCCGCCAACGGCCAGGGAGGAAAAGTTGTTTTCCAGGTTCGTCAGCGCGCTGCTTTGCGTGGTCAGATCCCTGCCATGCTGTTCAACGGTGTTCTGCAGGCTCTGCAGCGCCGTTGCATCAGCCTTCTTCGCCACATTGCTGTTAGTCGTGTTCAGGCTGTTCTGCAGGTTGGTCAGGCTGTCTCCCTGCGATTTCAGGCTGCCTTCGGTAGCCGTCACGCGGGTCGTCAGATTCGTCAGCGCGCTGGCATCGGCCTTGCCGCTGATATCCTTACCAAGTTGCGTCACATCCGACTGCAGCTTCGTGATCGCGCTGCCCTGAGACGTAATATTCTTCCCGTTCTGCGTGACTGACGCGGACAGACTGGAAAGCGCCTGCGCATTCGCATCGGCGGCATCGAGCGCCGCTTTCGCATCGGTCACGTCAGTGATGATCAGATCATCAATCAGGAAGGCGTCACCCAGGCGAACTTTTGGTGTATTCGGGATGGAGATCCTCACCATTGCCTGTTTCAGTGCGGTTCGGTTGTTGGTCAGATAGCCACTGACCTTTGTCCAGTTGTCCACCGACAACTCGGAGACTTTCACGTTCAGGCCAGGCCACGACCAGCCATTGGCAGAATCCTGGAAGGAAAATCCTAGCACCATATAAACGGTCGGATCGGCGGTCGAGCCAGCCGGCAACTTAACCCACGCCTCCACGTAATAGACCGCATTATCGCGAACCTGCATACCAGAAAAGATATGGGTATCGTTATTATCCGTCGCGTTCGGGTTGTACTCCGTACTGCGCGTAACACGCAGGCTTTTGGTCCCGCTGTGCGCAGCTTCACTGGTGATAACAGCGCGGGCATTACTGAGAACATCGCCGACGGCATAGGATTCAAAACTGCCGTCCGGCAGTACATTGGCTCCCCGTGTTGCCTGTTGCTTCAGCGATGTATTCAGCCTGGTCAGGCTGTCGGCCTGGCTACGGATATCCTTTTCAGTCTGGGTAACCCGGTTGGTCAGTGAACTGACCGCCGACGCATCAGCCTTCTTCGCCACATCGCCTTTGACCCCTTCCAGCGCGTTATTCAGCGCCGTGATGGATTGCCCCTGTGATGTCAGGGTGTTCCCCTGGTTCGTCACCGTCCCGGTCAGAGACGAAACAGCATCGCTGGTCGCCTTGATGTTGGTTTCATCGGTGATATCAAAAACCCGGACGGAATCGAGCCAGATTTCACCGTTTGTCGGATGAGAATAAAGTTTGAAGTTCTGCCCGTCCGCGCCGGCAGCCGTCAATCCGGTTTCCCAGGTGATGGTTTGCCAGTCAGTGGCCAGCGTGACCGTTTTATCCTCATACGTACTGTCCGTCTGGCCGATTTTGTTCTGGCGACGGATCAGCAGACTCATCGCGCCGGAAACACCTTTGGCCTTCACCACCACGCGGTACTTGCGCTGGCCATTCAGCGGCACCGGCTTGTTGTTGTTGGAGAAGATCCCCGGACTGGTGTTAGTCGTCCGGTTCAGCCGGACCCCCGCTTTCCCGTCCCCGAAATCGCCAAAAGTCACACCGGCTGGATACTGAATATCCCAGGCAGTGCTGCCCTGTAGAAAATCAAAGTTCGGGATCAGGTTGTCGCCAGCGTTGCGGGTGGCCGTCAGCACATTCGCCAGATTTGTCAGCTGCTGGCTCTGTGTGGTCAGTTTCCCTTCCGCCTCTGTCACCCGGTTATCGACCGAAGTCAGTGCCGTTGCATCGGCCTTCTTCGACACATTGCTGTTGGTCGTGTTCAGGCTGTTCTGCAGGTTCGTCAGCTGCTGGCTTTGCGAGGTGATAGCCCCTTCCGCTGTGCTGACCCGGCTCGTCAGTCCGGTAACGGCGCCGGCGGTGGCATCGATGTCCACCCGGTCGGTAACGTCAGTGACGTAAAAATCATCGAAGTAGCGGCTGCCATTAATCAGATAGTTGCTCAGCGTCACCGGCAGGCTGGCTGTCTCCGTCGCTTTCCAGCGACCGGAAACCAGGGTCCAGTTTGTCCCCACCGTGCCGCTGTTGTACGGACGCTCAAAGACCGGCTGGCCGGCAGAGTTACCGATCCGCAACTTGTTGTTCCCCGCGCCATTATCCGTCGTCGCTCCGGGTTCCTTGACCCACACCCCGATTTCATAGGTTCGCCCCTGAACAAACGGGATGTATTGCCCCGGAGACACGCTCCCCGGATCAACCTTCAGCGCCCGCGTCCCGCTGTGAGGAGCGGAAACCTCCACCACACTGGTCGCGGTTGACCGCCCGGTATAACCATCCAGCCCGCGTTCAAATGAGGGATTCACGACCAGGTTACCCGGTATCTGACCGCTGGCATCGATATCTGCCGCAACTTGCGAGAGACTGTTCGACAGATTCGTCAGCGAATTGCTCTGGCTCTCCAGCGTTTTACCCTGCTGCGTCACTTTCGTGTCGAGCGTGGCCAGCGCAGTCGCATCGGCTTTCTGCGCCAGCGCTTTATCGGTATTCGCCAGATTTCCGGTCAGTTTCGTGATGGCGCTGTTCGCAGCAGTCAGATCGTTGCCCAGCTGTGTGACGGTATTGGTCAAATCCTGCACCGCTGTCGCATCAGCCTTTTTGGCCACTGCGGCATTGGTGGTGGCCAGCCCGTTTTCCAGCTGGGTTGTCCGGTTGCCGGTCGAGGTCAGCAGATTAACCTGTTGCGTCACGGTGGTGGTCAGCGAGTCAACCGCCGCCGCCGTGGCATCCGCAGTATCCTGAACCTTTTGCGCCGCTGTCACATTTCGCATATGCCAGTCCGTAACGAACCATACGGTGCCATACGGGCTGTTCTGCGAGATCTGCAGGAACGGGCGGATATAACCCCTGTCTACCATCGCCTGCGTGACCTTGAAGCGCCAGGTGGTTCTCTGCCAGGTCGCGGAAGGTGATTTTCCGCCCCCCGCCATGAGTGGCGCACCGGTGCTCGTATCTGGCCGAACGGCGGTGCCAACATACAGATTAAAATTCGCCGTGCCGGCGCCGCAGGCAACCAGTGCGCTGATCTCAATCACATCGTTAAGCGTGGCCGGGAACGCGGCAAAGTTAGGATGGTGATCCCGGCTGGCAATTCTGGCCGCATAACCATACGGGCAGCCAGGAGGGACCTCCTCAGCCGTCGTGGATACGACGCTAAACCCCATCTGGTCGTAAGCCGGGTCAAATGTCGGGTTGGGAATTAAATCTCCGCCTGATGCGTTTCCGGCCCGTACAGCGGATTTCAGCGAGGTAATGTTGGCGTTAGCAGCCGTCAGCCCGGATTCCGTCTTCTCCACTCGTCCGGTTAGCGAGTTCATCGCCGTCTGATCCGCTTTGCTGGCCACGTTCGCGTCTGTCTGCGTCAGCGCATTCCGGAGTTGGGTGATGCTCTGCGAATTGCTGACCACCTCGTTGCCAATCTGGCTGACATTCGAGCTGAGCACGCCGGCTGCGTTTGCCAGCGCGGAAACCCCGAGACCGGAGTACATCTCGGCAACCTTGTCTGACAGCTTCAGGCCCAGGTTGATATACGCCTGGCCGGTCCACTGATTCACCAGAAACTCAACGGTGTTCCAGCCGGCTTTCAGTTCAAAACTGACGGTATTCCAGCTGGCGTTACCCCAGGCGACCTGAACCCCATTCACAAATATGGCGCCGGTATCATCAAAAACCCTGGCGCCGGGCGCCAGTGTGATGGTGGTATCTGCGGCCACTTTCACCTGGCAGGAATACAGCGCGATCAGATAGCTGCCGGCGGACGTAAAGTCCAGTTTGGCCGCGTCGGCCACTTCATCCACTACCGTTGGTGCCACAGCGCGAACATCGCTGAATGACGGGACTGTCCCGGCGTTAGCCAGCTGCACCGGATAGAGTCGACGGGACCAGCGATTCGGCTGGCCATTGACCAGTTGATTCGACAGGCTGGTGATGCTGTCAGTATTGCTGCGAATATCCCGTCCGTTTTGCTCTACCTGCTGCGTTAAGGCAGTGACCGCAGCCGCTTCGGCTTTCTTCGCCAGCGCGGCATTTGTCATGCCCAAATCGCTCGTCAGTTTCGTGATGGACTGACCCTGGCTGGTTATCCTTTCGCCATGCTGGGTAACAACAGACTGCAGCCCGCTCAGCGCCTCATTAGTACCAGCCAGGCCCGTTTCCGTCTGGCCAACCCGGTTAGTGAGCGATGTTAACGCGGCGCCCTGCGATGTCAGCGTGGCGCCCTGTTGCTCAACTTTCTGCGTCAGGGACGTCAGCGCGGCTGCATCGGCTTTTTTCCCGAGGCTGGTTTCCAGGCCACCGATACGGCTCGCCTGCGCGCTCTGCTCTGTCGTCAGAGAACTCAGTTCACCAGAAACAGCAGCTTTGTTGTCGTTAAACTGCGTCTGCAGGGACTCTCTGGCCTTAACTTCCGCCGAGATGGCGGTAACGCGTGCGGTTTTTTCCTGGTACAGCAGCCCGGAGGTGACTTTCTCCAGATCGCTCCCATCATAGGAGCCACGCATCTGCGCCGCCAACGTGCTGCGTGCCTGCGCTTCGGCAGTCAGCGCGTTACTCAGCGTACTGCGCACATCCTGCAAAGCCGCCGTACTGGCGCCGGGTGCTGGCCGGCCAACGGCGATCCAGTCGAATTCGATAAAGTTGCTGGCATCCTGCTGGTTCGTCAGGTCCAGGCGAATACGATCAATGTTCCCTGTCCACGGAATATCACGCACCGTCAGGGTTGCCACCCCATCGGCATATTCCGGCTCAGCAACAATGTATCGCTTCGTGTTATTGAAGTTTTCGCCGGCAAACACCCAGCGGATCTCACCCGCCCAGACTGGTTTGCCGGTTTTACGAAAGCGCAGCATGATGAAACGGTACGCCGCACCATCGACAGCCAGCCCGCCTGGAGAGGTAATGTACGGATCGGTGGCGCTGTCCGCCGGGCGTAACCAGCCATCCTGTGACACACCCGGTACGCCGGCGCTGCCGGTCCAGCCCTCGGTCGTCTGATTGTTGAAATGCCAGATAACCTGCGAATCGAACTGGATATTAGCGCCGGCAGCGAGGCTGGACATTTCCCGCGCCAGATTTTCATCGGCGGTCTTCATCACCTGAGTCAGGCTCTCGATACTCGCCTCAATCCCCTGCGTTGCCGCCAGCAGTTCATCAGCGGCCTGTGACGCCTTCGCGTTAACATCGGCGATACGATCCGCGGTCTCCTGCTTCACCGCATTGGTCAGCGTGGTGTTGACCTGAGACAGCGACTGCTTCAGGCCATTTTCGGCAGTCTTTATCTGCGCATTCAATGCGGCATCGCCGTCGGCCAGCGTTTTGCTGACCCTGGCAATCTCCAGGTCGATGGTGGCGTTGATTTCCGCAGCCGTATCGGTGACTGACTGTCTTACCTGGGTGATGCTGTCGGTCAGCGACTTGTTCACAGTTGCGATCTGCTTGTTCGCATCTGCGACGGCGGATTTTGCCTCCTGAACGCCTTTGTTTGCCTGAGCCAGACCAGAATCGAGAGCCTCATTGACCGAGGTAATCTCATCCGTGATGGTTTTATTCACGGCGGAGATCTTCCCGTCAACATCAGCCGTGATGCTTTTCGCCGATGCATCAATATCCTGGCTGACCTGCTTCGCCTGGTCTTCGGCTTCCTTACGCAGAGCTTCAGCGGTCTGCTCCAGTTCCTGCTGCGTATTGCGGATACCTTCCTGTGTTTCGCTAATGGTGCGCTGCGTTTCCTCCCAGGCAGCCGTATCCTTGATCGCGTCGGTCAGGTTTTCGTAGTAGTCATCAAAGTTATCGCTGGCCATCCCCTGGACCCAGCCGGTCCACGGGCTTTCATTGCCAAGACGATCCACAAGGCGCACCCGATACCAGAATTCTGCACCCATACTGAGGCCCATCTGCTGATAGCTTTTCCCC